CATTTCGCTGAATGTGTCTGCCACAAACTCAACGGTCGCCACTGTTCGGCGGTCAGGTAAAGCCACACAGCGCACAGCAAAATAGCGTGTGTCATCAAGGCTGGTTTCTATGGCTACCGTGCCGCCCTCTGGTAGTTCGCTTTCATATTCCAATGCAGGCCATTGGCCCGGCTGTATCCATGACTTGTCGGACGCCACCCAAAGGTTGCAGGACGCACGTAAAAAGGCTGCTCGATCAGGGTTTTCGGACTCTGCCAGCAACGTGGCTTCCGTCAAAGTAATGCCCAATGCAGGGTTGCCGTACACCCATGCCTCTGGGGTCATCGGGTTGATGTCTGGCGGTGGACTCCATTCAGCAAAATAAAACGATGCATTTTTGCCTGTGTCAATAGCCCTTAAACCTTGTTCACGCCAACGCAACATGGCCGTAGATGCCTCTGTGCCAGCCGTTGACCACATGCTCAAAAGTGGTGAAACTTGTGCACGTTGAGCCGGCAACAAACCGCCGTCAATGACCTCACGCGAAATATCCCACATCTCGTCAGCCACCACCAGCGATGGGCTAGTTCCGTGACCCACAGAATTGTTTGCAGCGCGCACCAACCACGTTGAGCCGTCAAGCATCGTTACTCTGTTACGCCCATATGATTTCATTAGGGTTGCGTTAAACCGTGACTCTAAGATCGGTGACAATTCATCAAAAAGCATTACGGCCAGATCAAGCCTGTGCGCTGTAGATAACACAGTCTGTTTCTTGCCACGTATCTTAGGCATCTCTGTAAGCCACCAACCAATAAGAGCTGTTAGCGCAGTGGTCTTACCGCACTGGCGCGCCGTAGAAACCAGGCTCACACGGTTAACAAGTTCAAAGTTTTCATCGTAAAGCAGCTGACCGTCAAGCGCGGTGTACTGCCAATCCATCAACTCAACATTTAGATGCTCGCTGGCCCATTCCCTAACTTGCGGCGCAAACGATCCCACATGATCTGGCCTCGATGTCTGCAATCTTGGCTGAGCGTGACCAATCCCTGCCGGTACTGGCTGGTTAGGGCTGGTTGGGATAGACAAGACTTGGGTCGGGGTGAATATTTTTTTTGTGTAAAAAAACTCTTTTGATTTTGGGATTTCTATTCCGTGATTTCGCATTGCTTCGGCTCGTGCGTGTGATGTTGTTGCGTTTCTTTGTTTGACTTCTTTGTGTCCTTTTATGTTGTTGCATTTCGCACAACATGGGGTCAAGTTGTCAAGCGAGTGGTCGCCACCGTTCATTAACGCAACGATGTGGTCAACTGTGTTAGCTGGTTTGCCACAGTAGTTGCAGCTGGGTTTGCCTTGCAAGATGATTGCCCGGTTGCGTTTGTATTCGGGGTTACTGTGTTCTTTACCCATTGCTACCGCGCCGCAAGCGGCTTGCTCTCGTTTGCTGTTGATGTTGTTGCATATCGGGTTTGCCTTTGTGTCGGTTTGTTAAGTGTATGTCATCTGTATGTGTGATTACAGACAAAGTGATGATGCTCTCCCCATCGGGCTGCCTCAATCCGATTACCTTGCACATCTGCCTGATTATGTTTACAGGCCGCCTCGACACTGTGCATTAGCGCTTTCGTGTATCAGTGTTAATGCGTGCCGATCTAACGGCGTTACCGCCGGTCATCCAACCGCCCTGCGACAGGCTTAGGTATTCGCTACTAGCCGATTGTGTGAGTGTTACTTCTTATCAGACCTAACCATGAGCACAGCGCATAGCACTGTTACAGCTAGCACAAACCACACTGGGCGGCTCATAGAGCAAGGCTTTCTACAATTTCACCAAGTCCACCTGTGCCCGGAAAGATGTCAAATATCGTGTCACCGTTTTCATACCCAAGCATTGCAATGACCCACTCAAAGAAATAAGCAGGTTTTGCGCCGGGCAAACCTTTTTGCATTGCTATGCAACCGCTAGTCCAATCTCTAGTCATAGGTCTACGATGCCTTACATCTCGACCGCCTCGCATAATTACAGGTTCCCAAGCATATTGCACAGACACGTTTACTCGTATTTGATGAAACGTTTTTGTCCAAGCGCATACCCTTACGTCATCTGGCATACTAGGCAACAGCCATTGCAAATCTTTTGGATTGCAAGACAACGCCCAACCATCTTGAAACTCGTCAACTAAACACTCAACAAGTTTTAGGTGTGCATCTTTACTGTCGTATTCTTGACTATTGTCATGAAACGGCGCATACCGTTTCTTACCGTTACCTAAATATGGTGGGTCAGCGTAGGCAAACTTCATTTCTTTAGCCCATCTATTACGGCAGAGCACTGACCAGCAGTCAATGTTTCAACTATTGCGTCATCAATTTGTAACAATTTGTGGATGTACTCAAGTAGTTGCAAATCATCCCAACCTTTACCACGTGCAAGGCTTTTTAAGAAACCAATCTGTTTTGGCGTAGCGCTGCCGTGAGTGTCTGGTCGAGGCGTAGTGTTGAGCCTGTTTACCTTTTGCATTTCTGTTACTGATGCGCGCTCGCCTGTGTGCCCAATACGGCTGTTGCTGATTGCACGCCCAATAGCACTGGTTTCGCAGTTCTCTAGAAACGAAGTTTTGTTTACAGGGCTGTTGCCAAATACTTCTTCTGCGTAGCCTGTAGCAATCATTCGGTCATCGTTGTTGTAGCACTCTGCGCGCATGATGATTGTTGAGCCGTCGTAATGGTGGATTGACGTGATAATCCTGCCGTCTGGGTATTCTGTCCACCAGCGCACTAAGCGTTGTGCAACGGTTTCGTACAGGCTTAGATCAAAGTGTGCCATTAACAAGCCACCCAGACAATTGCGTTACGGCCGTAGCGTGTTTTGCGGCGTGTGCCGCTGTCAACAATGTAGCCATCTCGATGCAGACCGTTTATGCGCGCTGACACAGATTGTGCAGGTAGTTCAAGCAAGACGCTAATTTCGTCTGCGGTCATGCCTTTAGCCTCTGTGCGTCCAGCCCATTTAATCCAAAAATGCACTATTTCGCGTTGTTTGCCTGCGTGTGGTTTGGCTGCTTCGCCTGCTTCGCGTGATGTGTCTGACGCGTTGTGTGCGATTGCGACACTTGGGTGATCGAGTGCTACGCGTGTGCGTTGCCCTTCTAAACCTAGTGTTGTTGTAAACATTTCTAGTTGCTGGCTCATGTCGGGTTTCCTTTGGTCGGGTTTATTGGTTTTACCTTAGTACATGCTTTTAAGTCTGGGTGTAACCACATGATCTTTTCTGGGTTGTGCCGGTATCTTGTGCCGTGCATCTGCAGACCGCATTTTTTACAGGGCGCGTATAACATTTATGGCCGCTCTAATCACTGATGCGTTAAATCGGTTTTGTTGCCCACCAATGGTTATGTGTGCCTCGTGCAGTAGCTCTAACTCGTCAAGCAAGATTGAATGATCTGGCAATTGGCTAGGTATTTGAACTGGTCTAACAATTTCATCTATCAAATTATTGAACACACGGCCGTAACGGTCGCTGTAGTTATCGGGATACATTGCTTTTCTCGTTTCTTGGCTGATGCCACTATCGGGATATGGTATTTCACTCACTTGGTAAGTTCCATGCTTGCCAGCCAACTTTATGCCAGAGGTGTAATGCGGCTTTGATATTGACATCAGGGTAAAACAAGTCATCAAGTTTGGTGATGATGCCATCCTCGATCAGCCAAGACTTGTGAGCGCCATTGACTTGGAATAATCCACGTGAGCCACCACTGCGATCTTTGCCGTTGAACGCCAGAGGGTTACACGCGCTCTCCCGTTGCAAAACTCGCAAAATGGTTGGTGACTCACTAATTGGCCAGCCGGCAAGGATGGCATCGTTCAGGTATTCCATGCAACCTTTAGGTGCAGCTGTAATTGTGGTTGTAGCCGGCGCAACTGTCGTGGTGGGCACAATGCTGGTCAATGTGATGGTCACTTGCCCACTGGTCACTGGTTGGCTGTCAGACGGCTTACTAGCATCCCAGAGCAACGTAAACGCCGCTAGGCCACTAATGAACCATGCACCTATTTTGATCGTTAAATAGCTCATTTTTTCTCCAATTGGTAAGGCGTTCCCCATGAGTCACCAACAGCGCTCTTAAACGCAATTTGTGCGTGTAGCACTTTGTCGGTTTCAGGGTCTCGGAATATCTGCACCAAGACCATTTGCTCTGTGTCTAGGTGAGTTGTGTAAACCTCATATACGTATGTTTTGGCATCAGCCATATTGCATCTCCCCTTATCGTCGGTAATCCGACTTTAGGGCATCAGTGTGGCAATTCGGTGAATACTCTCTTAAACGCTTGTTGTATAAGGCTTGTAGGTTGCTTGACAAAGGCTGGTGAGACCTCTACGTGCAGCCAATCGCCGCCCGGCGCGCCTGCAATCTCTGGCTTGCTGTATGACTTCCATGCTTGACGATCACAACGCCAGCCACGCCCAAACGCTTTAGGAAAATAGTCAAGGACTTGCTCAACACCTAATTCATTTGCGTTGGCTAACACAATGTTGATAAACGCAATAGCGCCTTTACGGTTGGCTGTTGAGTGTTTCTCTGACGGCCTGTAAGACAAGTCAACTGCTCGACCGGTGGCGTGAACCGATAGTTGATCGTCTTTGCCGTGCATCTGTCTTATTCCCCAGCTGCCGTTATTCCAAATTGCGCCGCCACCATACAAAACAGCACAGCGCACCCACTCATCCATGCCGGGCAAAGGCGCATTAACTGCGCCGTCAGTATTGCCTGTGTATGGCCTTGAGCCGATCACTTTAGGGTTTGCTGCTACAAGGCTCATGGTGTTGTTATTGGCTCTGCTGGTTTGCGCTTAAGTCCGTTAGCGGCAACAAGACCAGAGAGTGTGCCAGTCATAAAGATGCTAAGAGTCTTTAACAGATCTATAAAGGCTGCGTCATTGGGCGCCTGTTTTTCGGGCTGTGAGACAAATAGCAAGCCGTAGGTAAAACCTATGACAGTTAAAGCAAATGTGACTGCAATTGTACAACCAACAAAAACGATCATACGTGCGTGCAGTACTTCTATTTCTGCTTTTTCCCTAGCCATTAAGAACCCTTTCGCATTGAACTTTTGTGTTACATCGAGTTAGCACGCTGTTGCGTACTTTTTGAGGCGCGTTTGTTCGTGTGGTTTCGCACGCGGTCGGAACAAGTGCAAGCATAAGGCTAAAAGCCAGTAAACGCGGCTTCATAGAATGTAATTTCTACGATCATGCTGGCCCAATGTCCTCGACTAGCAGAAATGTGGGCAGGGTTGCAACTGACGTAAAGGTAATACTTCCAGTACCTCCAGCGCCAAGCGAGCCAACAAGTTTTAGAGTTACTGAACCAGCCGAAAAAGTGCCAATATACAAACCGTTAATTGTTGCGCCTGAACTTGAGTTAATTAAGTTAGTTGTCGCGTATTGCAAAATAGTTGCACCGTTGTTAAGAGTAACTGTGCCCGGAGCGTTTGTAACTGTAGGCGCGCCGTAAGTCTGATAGGTAACTTTATAATTTCGGTTTGCAATAGCAGTCCAAGTAACCGTTGCGCCTGTCAAGTCTGTTGCAGTTGTAATTCCTGCTTGCGACATTGTTGTAGTTTTTGCCAACGCAACCGTGCTAAAACCAAAAGCGTTTTGCTGTGCGGCCGTCAAAATTGCGCCGCTTACAAAAGTGGTGTTAGGTGCTATAGCCATTATGTCTCCTTTAGAAACTCAACAAGTTGTTGTCAAGAGTACCAAATATCGTGTCGTTAAGTGTGAGATACTGGTTGCCGTCTGTGCTCTCAAACGTGTACGAGATGATGTGGCTACCGGGCGTTATGTTATGAGATACCCCAGAAACAATAAGAGTTTGTGTTTCGGTGCTTGGTGTGCCAGTAACAAAGTTTTTTACAACTGTGCAAATACTGGTCAGATCAAGCGTTAAAGCAATGTTTTGATCGGTTGATGATAAAGCCGTTAATTGAGTTGACAAGCCAGTAAATCTAAGTTGTGGCGTTTGGTATTTCCCAAGCAGGTAGTTGCCCAACCCTGCAACTTCGGTGGTAGTGCTGTTAAGCAAATCAAGCAAGTTGTAGTTTTGTGCCTGATACAAGGCAATGCTTGATGCGTTGCTGGTGGTTTGTGCTGCGCCTGCAGGAGATTGGGTCACAATATAGTTGTAAAGCAGCTCATCGCCGTACTGGTTAATAAGTGTCTGATATGGCAATCCTGTGCCTGTGGTGTTAAAAGTTGCGCCGGCTACAGGGTTAAGCACGCTTGATCGACCCTTAAATGTCAGTGTTCCGTTGGCTGACATAAACAAATAGCCTTGTTCGCTGGTGTTAACAAGTTGCAAATAATTAAGACAAACAGTGTCTTGAGTTACGGCGTAAGCACCCAAAGACGATGAACCAGTATCTATAGATCGAGCGCCCTGATAGTTAATTTCTGTTAAGTCAAGGATTGTATTTATGCGTGCGCCAGTTGCTTGTGCAGATGGCGTAAACGCGTTCAAGGCTTGATTGGCAAGCACAGTAAAGTTGTCAGCGCATGACGCGTACATCATGTCTTTGTTACTGATGTCGTAGTTCAAATTCCAGTCTGTAACCAAACCTGTGTAAATCGGTATTCCGTTAGCGAGTACCTGCACTGGGCAACGTGGCAATACGTATGGGTAATATGGGCTGGAAGTGTTTGTTGGGTTTAATACTTGTGTTTGATTGTTGAAAGCAATGGTTGCAGACCCAGCATTAAATTGGTCAAGTTGTCGGCTGCGACCTCTGTTGATGTTTACTGACTCAACAATGCTGGTTAGGTCAACCATTGTTACGCCGCCCAATGTGCCTCGACCAGCGGTGTCTAGTACTCCGTAAAACGAGTCGTTTAATTGAAATGGCGTACCAAACCCTGTTGTGGATTGGAAACCCACTAGCACTTGCATTACTGGCACGGTCATGCGGCTGCAAACACCTGACCGCTTCGGCGTTGTGCTTTTTGTATTGCTGTAATGATGTCTTGCCCAATTTGATCTGGTGTACTTATTAGCCCTGCGTTAACGGTGATGCTCATACCGCCACCCATTTGACCCATGCGCGACAATGGGATTACGGCCTCTGGGCCTGCCTCACCAATCATTGCCAATGTTGGGCCGTTAACAATGCCACCTGCAGCCATTTTGGGAATGTTTATTCCGCCGCCGGCATCTGGTGCATCGCCACCAATTCTGCCTAGTTTAATTTCGCTTATAAAGTCAATGTTTGGCAACAATGGCAAAGCGTTGTAACCCTTAATAATCGCGTTAATAACTTTAATCCAACTATTTGCCCACACCTCAAACACGCCAATAATGCCGTTTACAACAGCTTTTACGCCTGTGCTAAACCACTCAAACTTTTTGTATGCCACAACTAAACCAACAACTAGCAACGCAATGCCGGCTGCAATCAGGCTAAATGGGTTCAGCGCCATAGCAATGTTTGTGGCCACGATTGCGGCTGCTACTGCGCCAATAGCACCAGCAATAATTAAAAACGCTTGTGGGTTGTTTTCTGCCCAATCAGCAAATTTTTGTAAGTACGGCAAGACAGCCTGAACAACTGGCAACAAAGCTGCGCCGATTGACTCTTGAGTTTCGCCTAGCGAGTTTTTTAATATTTTAAATTTGCCTGCTGCAGTATCTGCTGCGTCTGCGGCCGCGCCACCAAACGTGCCGCCAAGTATGTTCATAACATCATCAAGTGATGCGCCGTCTTTAATCATGGCTTTAATACCCGGAGATAATGCGCCAAGCGCTTTCATGTTTCCGCCGTAAGCCGCTGCCAACGCATCTGAAACTGATGCAAGTGAAAGTCCAGAACCTGCAGAAATGTCTTGTGCCAATGCCAGCGCGTCTGTGGCTGTAGCAATGTCTTTAGTGCCACGCACAAGGCTTGCAAATGCTGGGCGTAATTCAGAGTCCGCCACACCTGACGCTCGACTCATTTTTGCAATCATGTTTTCTGTGGCTTTAACCTGTGCGTTTGTTGCGCCAGTGACATTTTGCAATGTCAAAGCCAAAATTGCTTGCTCGGCTTCATCTTCTATTGCACCTTTAGTAGCAGCTACAAGAGCAACCCCCAAACCTGCAAGAGCTGCAGCGGCTGGCACTGCGGCTTTTTTTATTGCAAACTGTGCCTTTTGACCAACAGTTTCAAGTTGCTTAAATTCTTTAATTGCTTTGTCAATACCCTTGCCGTCAAACTCTGAAATAATTGGAATAGATAGCATTACATTGACCGCCTAACCACGTTGGCTGTTTCTAAAATCATCTTTTCCATTTCCTTTTCAATGCTTTTACGCGCCTTGTACACGGCAGGCCCAATAAGTCGAGTGCGACCAGCACCAACAAAACCGAGTTGGTTGCCAAGTTTGTTTGCGTTGGCACGGCCAGCGGTTTCAAAAATTGCGGTTGCTGGGTCTTTTTGCTCAATCAAGATTACGCCTACAGCGTTGCGCCGAGTGTCAATGCGTAACTTTACGCCGCTCTTGGCTTTAGCCACAGTAAACGGAAATAGTTGACGGCCTCGACTAGACCACTTGTATGCCATGCCAGACAAAGGCACTTGGTTGTACACATCTTTTGCCGCGTTAATTGCTGGTGTGGCAATCGCGGTGGCTTGTGCCCTAAAGTCTTTTTGCAGCTGTGGGTCAATCTTTTTAAGCGCGTTAATAGTGTCCTTGACACCTACTATCTCAATAGTTGCTGTTGCCGACATTGTTACCGCTTTCCCTGCTCGTTAATAACTGTAATCACTGTGAGCAAGTCGCGCGCGCCAAACGGTATTTGTTGTTCAGGCCAGAAACCTGTTGCGGCACAAACTTCGGCTAGTTGCCGTCGATAAGTGCCGCGTCCGTAGGGTTTGGGTTAGTCACATCTGCCTCTGGTAAAACATCCATTTCTGGGTTTTCTTTTAGCCAGTCCATAAAGTCATCGGGCAGTTTTTCGCCTTTGACTTTTAGCAATGTGTATGCCCAGAATGACCAATCACGAAATCCAGAGTTTTGTGCGTCTAACGGTTTTTTGTTGAACTTTTCTTCCCATAGCGCAATGCTGAATAGCGTGGTGTACAGGTACTCAGGTTCTGCATTGGTGGTACGGGTTAACTTAAGTTTGATACGCATATTGCCTGCCTTGTGTCGGGCCGTTGCCGGCTGTGATTGGTTACGCTACTGCAACGCTGTAAACGCCACCAGTAAACGTGATGTCAATTGTGTCCAGTGCGCCTAATGCGGCATTGACAATTGGCAAGGTTTCTAGGTAGCAACCCGTAAGCGTGGACTCTGGGTTGGTTGCGCTAGTAGCTGCACTTGTTGGCTTAATCTTGACGGTTGTAGATGTGCCCACTAGTGCGGCCAATGTTGCGTAAGTCTCCGATGTTGCAAAACTGTTGTACATTGTCAACGTCAATGTGCTGTTTTCTAGACCAGCAACATAAACACGCGCGGTTTTGCCAAACGATGTGCTTTCCAAAGCCTCGATCACGCGAGTCAAATTGGCGGCACTGCACTGGTCAGTCATGTCAACTGCGTTAACTGTGACAAGTGGGTTTGATAGGTAAGTACTGGTGGCCATCTGGGTTACTCCTCGTTAGGTTCTGTATTAGTTTTAGCACTTTTCTTAGACTTAAGTGTGGATTGCTCAACAATAAAACCGCCAAAGAGTAGCGCTTCCACGTTGATGCCCTCTGCAGGCGTGTACAAGTCTCCCACAACACCAAGTTTGCTGGACGCAATTAAGTATGTCATGCGGTTTGTGCCTGCACTTTCACTGTTAAGTCATAGCAAGGGTACGATGCTCCGCCAATGTCCAAAGACCCCGGCTGACCAGACAAAACGATCACAGGCGAGCCAAGCACTTTGGCCGTAATACTTAAAATATCTCGTAACACTGGCAATCCTGCAGGCCCAGAGCCAACAACTTTAATAGGAAAATCCATTGTCACAATGTTGCCGTTACCAGCGTAAGTTGTGAAACTAGGCGCTTGGACAAACACACAGTTGGGCACAAGGCGTGTTGGGTCAGTTACACAGCGGATGCCACTAACGGCCGTTAGAGAGGCTGCTAGATCGTCTATGGCCTCGTTTAACAGGTCGGTGTAAGCCATTAGGCAACCGCTGGTCGGGGGATGCCCAACAATTGCTTAACGATTGGTGTCAATGATTGTTGGGTTGGTGTACCCATTGTGTCAAACGCGGCAAACGCGGTTTCTATTGACCCTCGACTACGCCAAAGAGCTGCGGCATACATAAGCGTGCCCAGTGTGACGTCTGTGCCCGGTGACGTGCTTAATCCATCGTGGTAGCCAGACTCTTGACGCCTGCGGTAACAAAACACATTGGCGGCGTTTGTGGCTTGTGTGGCAAGCGTGTAATCGTCTGATGGGTTTGTAATTGTTACCCCCAAATATGTGACCAGATCGGCAACGGTAATCCACGTACAGAGTTGCGTGTAAACAACAGTGCCAGCGTAATCAACCACATAGTTAACATTTGTGCCAGTGGCAGCGTAAATAATTTGGTTTGGTCGAGAAACGTTTGCGTCAAACTCAAATTCACCTGTGGTTGTATCCACCCCAATAAATTCATATTGGGGCAGATCAAGCACTTTGAATGTGCCGTTGAACGGCGCAGCCAATCCACTAACCGTGATGTTTTCGCCTATAGCAATTTCTGTTGGCTCTAACGTGCTTATGCACGCGTAGTTAGAGAGAAGTTGCTTGCTTGCTGTTGTGTAACTTGACATGGCGGTGAGGCCGCCTTCCGACTAAGCCTGTGTGATCTTTTGGATCATGTTGGCGTTGGCTTTGAATGTGCAGAAGTATCCGTGTGTGGAAATTCCGCGAGTGAGGGTAGATGGGTTGTCGACTGACAAAATGCCCTTCTGTTCCTCATAGATTTCAAAGCCGATGTCTTTCATAATGACCATTGTCTTTGTAGCAAAATTGTTATCAACAACCATTTGCAAACCAAGTGGGCCAGTGTTAGTCCATGAAGTAACCGATGCTTGACCAAGTGTGTTCTGTCCAGCAAGTCCTGGTCCATTGACGTAACCAAAGATTGGTCGGCCAGCGGTGTCGACAAGCTGTTGAATGGCGCCCCATGTGTCTGGGCTGACAAACATGTGCGTTGGCAAATAGTTTGTTGCGTTCAGTGTCACGATTGCTGCGTCATAGATTGACTTCAACAAGTCGGTCACTGACAAATCCCAAACGCCTGCGGATGTTGCAGCGGTCAACAAGTTGTCTGCTGCTTCGTTGTCGGTGGCAATCATGTATTCGCCAAGCATGTCGTTGATAACAATTTGCAATGCTGCTGGGTCTGTGAAGTCAATTGTCTGGTAACTGATGTTTTGGTATGCAGCAAATGTCTTTTTGGTAACAGTGTTGTTTGCAACAACCATTGTGGTTGCCGATGCAGCTGCACCTTCCGTTTGTGACGCGGCAGTTGTATGCGTTGTGATCGTTGGACGGTTAAAAGTTGCTGATGGTGTTGATGGCATTGCACGTGCACCCAAAGCATTTACAACTGGACGCATGAAATTTAGATCCTGAAATACAGGGCCTAACTCAACCTGAGTCAAAAGACCCGGCACGCTCGTAAGAAATTCATCGCCTGCAGCTGCTTTAACTGTTGGCACTTTGTGGTAGTCGTTGTAATCCTTGAAGTTCTGTTGAGCCTTGACCCATGAGTCTCCACCCTGATGGAATGACGCAATGTAATCCCAACGTGACATCAAACGTGGCTCGCGCTTTACTGATGCGGTAATTGGCTCTGTTGGAATGATGACTTCTGGTGCTGCTACTTCGCTCATGGTTTCTGTCTCCTGTGTAGGTTCTGTTTCTATAGTACTTATTTCTGGCTCGTCTTGGTGGATACTCGCCGCCACTTGTGTGATGACGCTTCCCTCAAATGCTGGCTGGCTGACAAGACTTAATTCTTGCCATTTGGCTGACTCAATAACCATGACACCGTTATCGTCGTGCCACTTAACTGGCTGTACGCCAACCGATACTGCGTCAATTGTGCCGTCGCTGGCCAAGATCATGGCTTCGTCACCCAGACGGGTTGCCGATACTTTGGCCACAAACAGCATTGCGTCTGGTGTATCTAGGCGCTCGACCACTTGGCCAATGATTTGGGTTGAGTCGTGCTGCATGTAAAGTTTTGGGTTTTTGCCTTCGGCTGATAATGAGCCGGGCATAAAGCGCACTTGTGTGCCGTCTGAAACGGTTGCGGTTTTGCCGTACTCGACTGCTACGCCAGAGATTTGGCGGCGTGGTGCGTCACCAGCTGCGGCGTCAACTGTGAACGTGGTTTCTGGTATAAGTCTAATCATGATGGTGATGTTACTCCCATAGGTGTGGCCATGTCTGGCATTTGTGGTGTTGCGTATTCGTTGATTAAGTAATCCTCGTAATCAAACTCGACGTATGTTCCGTTAGGCAAAACATTGTTTTGGCTTAGCGTGCTGGTGATGCACTCGGCGTATGCTTTTGCGCCAAATGTCCAAAGATCGGCGCGTGCGCCATCGTTGCTGACATAAGAGTACGAGCCGACATCACATCCAACAAGATAGAACGGTACATTACAAATGCGTGCCATCTCTTTGGCTTGAAATTCTGCAGAGTCAATTAACAACATTTTGTCTGGGCTTGTGGCCGTTTCGGTGTATGTCAAATACTCGTTTAAAGCCGCCGTTTGATTTGTCGCTCTCGCAGAATTGAAGGCGCTGGCCAAATCGGATAATTCTTGGCCCGATAAAGGCTCACCGCCAGTTTGTTTAAGTACGCCGGCTGGAATAGATGACGCACTGTTGCGGTAACGTGCGGCTTCAAGTTTGAGCGCTGTGCCAACCGATTGTGTTGACATTGAAGTAATGCCCTGAATAGGTGACAAGAATTGGACAACGTTTGCAGGGTCTAGTTGATTGCCGTTGAAATAGATTTCTTTTGATGGGCCAAACCAGACGGGACCGGTCATGTCGGTGGTACTAATACTCCCCATTGGTAGCCTCTGGAAACTTGCCGGATAACCATCGGTTGCAGATCGTGATGTCACGTACCACATTGCTCGACCATAGAAAAACAGATCGTCAAATGTCCACGACAAAATAAAATTGTTTGGAACGGCTGGGTCAATGCGACGTAACCATGTGCGTGGCGCTAATGGCATTTTTTCCATGTCATCGCCATTCCACATTTCGTTATACATCTGTAATTTCATGCAACCAATAACAGATGCAATCAGGTCACGCGCACGGCTAATTGTTGGCACTGACATGCAACGATTGCGTGCTTCGCCCTCTGTAAAATTGTAATAAGACGCCAACGCTTGGTTTACGCTGCCACCAGATGCGGCGGCTTTGGCTGGCGCTGGGGAAACGGCTGCCTTAGTTACTACGCGGTTAAAAATGGCCATGTTCTTAGTGTGTCACAGTCTGTGTCGTTTGTGGTGGCATCGACTCGGTATGCGATGCGGTATCCCGACGATAAGCAAGCCATCGAGCCGATGCCAATGTGAGCCTAGTGGCTATACGACAACGAGCATTGGTTTACCTGATGAAGTTGGTCGGCTGGTCAGAGCTGCTGCCCAGACCATGCAGCGTGCCAACTCAATCGGGCCAGGTGATCGCTGGCTTGATAGCGCAATGCTGTTTTGTGAGCGAACAGCAACCGCACGGCTGACATGTTCGGCAAGTTGGGTTGAGCCGTCATGCCAAAGCAACTTTTCGTTAATCATGTTTTTGACTGACGGCGTAAATTTAAGTATTTCGCCATATCCAACTACTACCCTGCGGCGTTCAATAGATAGCGGCCAGTGGTTATCAACGGTTGGCGTGATTGCAAACTTGATCGTAGGGTTTGCACAAAGGCGCTCAACATGGCTCAACATTTCGCTGAATGTGTCTGCCACAAACTCAACGGTCGCCACTGTTCGGCGGTCAGGTAAAGCCACACAGCGCACAGCAAAATAGCGTGTGTCATCAAGGCTGGTTTCTATGGCTACCGTGCCGCCC